AATCGCCCATCATGCTCACCGATCTTCTTTGCATTCTCCAAGGTGTCGCGACGGTTGGCTTCTAGGTCAGTCTTGATTTCTTGCTGATTGTCCAGTACCTGCGTCAACTGCCTGGGGACGGTATGGATCAGGTAGCCGATGCCGCCAACGGTGGCGGTTATGACAACCACCGCGCCGCCCGCCAGAGCCTGTGCCTTGACTTCATGCCAAAATGCGCCCACGGCCCTAAGCGATCACCCTGCTGTAAGACCAGGATAGCGAACTCGCCGCGTCCGCCATTGTCAGCGTTGCAGTCGACGCGGTGCCAGTGAGGGTGGTTGCGGCCGCGCTCACGATGGTGCGGGTTACCGTGGGCCCGCTACCGACCGAGCCGGGCGCCGGATCAGTGGTCAGTCCTTGCAGGTTCCGGCCGCCGCCGATGTCGAGCGCCAGGGTACTGGTCGGTTGCCGCAGCGCCCAGCCTTCCGCGATGCAGCTGTAGGAGGAGTCGAACCCACCGCTTGCGTGAACCACCAGCCGCTGCCGGGATGGGTCCACCTGGTACCGGTTAGAGCCGTAGCTGGGCGTTTGGGTGTTGGGGTCAAGTTCGGTTTCAGCCTCGGTCAGGTAGTCAAGGCCCGTCGCTTCGGTGTTCGTGGCGAGGATCGTGACGGAATTGGATCCAAAGGTAACGGTGTTTCTGGTCACCAGCCAGCCGTTACCGCTGGCATCGAAGCCGGCCGTGACGTGATCGAGGCCCGTCAAGAACCCGCCGCCTGTCCGTGTGTAGGCGTAATGGTTGAGCACCCCGTAGGTGGCGGACACCCGCAGGAGTCCAACGGTGTTGGCTGTGCCGCTGATCGTGCTGCCGCGAGTGCCCAGCAGCAACCCGCCATCGGATAGAACGATCAGCTCGCTGTCAAATGTGGTCGGACCGGTGGTTGAGGACGAGCCGTAGGCGCTGACCGTTGAGACCGCGAAGGCGCTGGTCAGCTTGACTAGGTACGAACGGACACTGGCGGAGCTGCTCCAGTTGGTGGGCCGGCACAGGAACAGGAGCGAGCCATCACCCAGCACGGCCATTCGCCGGAACTCTGTTTCTGCGCTGTCGACCGTGTATCGGTGAGCGTTGATGAAGTCGCCATTTGTGGCGCTGAGCCGTACCAACGTCGGCACCAACTGGGTTGGGAATGAAGTGTTGCGGGCAGTTGTGCCCATGATGATCTCGCCGGTGCTCGCGTTGTGCCACAGCTGCGCCGGACCGCTGATTGCCAGCGTGTATTGACGCTGCCAGCGGGTGGCCCCATTGGATTCCAGGCACCACGCGTGGGTAGAGCTCGCGGCGGATGTGTTGGTGCTACGGCGGGCAGCCACGACGCACCCACCACCGCTGAGCACGGCTACCGCCGGGGGGTAGCTGTCGACGCCAGCATTCACGGCATCGATGCCGCTGGTGGTCCACCGCTGCCACAGGATCACACCAGAATCGGTGCGCTTCACCACCACCACCCGCGAGAACGTAGAGCCGGTGGGCGCGAACCAGAAGGCCTGGTAGCTGCTGCCGTCGCTTTCGTCCACCGCGATGTTCCCCCAGCTGCGGTAGGCGCCACTGGTCACGTTGTTCGTGGTGGTGAGCCTGCTGCTCCAGATGGTGGGGAGGGTATCGGGGCCGATCATCGTCACGGTCGAGCCTGCCTCCAGGTTGCCGGGCTTGGCGCGCATAACGATCCGATCGATCCACAGCAATGCCGGCACCTCCTCGATCTCGAACTCGATTGAGTGAACGTCAAGGGTCGTGTCCAGCGCCTGGGGGATCGTGAGGTAGCGCCACCGCTTGCTGCTCCAGGTGGGGACTGGGTCGTCGATGTCGAGCAGCTGAGGCGACAGCAACCAGGATCCGGTGTTGCCCTCCGCCATCGCGTGGTTGCGAATGATCTGGAAGTTGGCGCGGGTGATGTTGGTGAACGCCACACGGATCCGGCATGGCGCGGAACGGTTCACCCCCGCCACTGGGCGGTAGTTGCCGGCGTCGGTGCGCTGATCCACCAGCGGCTGGCTACCGGGGAGCCAGACGATGGATGAGCAGCGGATGCCGGTGGGGAAGTCGGCCATCAGGGCGGCGCGGTGTAGGTGAGGTCTGCCACGCCATCGGCGATCCCCTCGGCCGGATCGGGTAGGCCGTTGGTGGAGAACCGGATCTCAATGGCCCCCTCGGCGATCCCCTCACCGGCCGGTAGCTGGCCATCAGCGGAGGGGGTCTGCACGATGGTGGGCGGCAGGATGTCCGGGTCCGGGATCGGGGTAGGCCGCGGCGGCAAGGCCGGCAGGGCGGCGCCGATGATTGATTCGGCATCACCACCCGAGAGCACCGGGCCGGACACGGTGGGGCCAATCGAGACGCCCACCGCCAACAGGCTGACGGTCAGCCGGAAGAACCGAGCGTTGCCCCCGGCTGGTTCTGGTTCTGGCGCGGCCGCGTAGATCCACCTGAGCGTTACGTCCGCAATGGCGTCGCCGCCCGTGTGCCCGCACCAGATGGCAGCCGGCAGAGTGAACGGCTCGCCGTGCTGAGTCTCGTGGTGATCCACGATCTGGGCCAGCTCCGCCCCTGGCCGGTTGTCGTAGGGCAGTTCCAGGGTCTGGCCAACCGCCAGGGTGCCAATGCGGGAGAGGTAGGCGACGCCAGACGCGCCGACGTGCTCTGCGTAGGGGATGCGACCCAGGGAATAGGAGCGCTGATCTGGAGTGATCGCCGGATATTCGGCCATGAGTTAGGTGGCCGACCGTAGCCGCAGCATCCCGTCGGTGGCGCTGAAGTCCAACTTGAAGATGCCGAGGTTCGGCACGGTGATCGTGCTGGGATAGGCCCAGTAGCCAATGAGCCGCCGGTTTGCGTCCGTGGCGTTGCTGCTCTTGCTGAGGAGGATGGCGTAGCGGAACGGCCCAAAGCCCGTGCCGTCGGTCACGGTGCTGCCGGTCAGCTCGATGTCGTTGGCGACGATGCGGTAGGCGTTGGAAGAGATGCCCCGGCTGGTGATCGTGCAGTCGATCATCCCCGTGTAGCCGTTCTTTGCGGTGATCTCAGCCAGGTCACCCTTCACTGCATGAGTGGCGCGGTTGGGCGCGGCATTGCTTAGGTAGATCGAAAGGGTGTCCGCCGTCAGGTCGAACATGGTGCCCGTCTTGCCCTTCGCAAATTCCGTCCAGAATGCGTCGAAGGTGTAGAAGTTGACGGCTGCCACAGCGCTGGCGTTCTCAGTCCGGGCAGTCTAAGCCACCTAGGCAACGGCTGCCCCGGCTACCTCCAGCGCCAGGAGGCTGGAGCCGGCGTCGTTGACCGGATGATGCGAGGCCTGAATCGTCCACGGACCCAACAGCGGGCCGCTGATGGTCTCGATCTCGTAGAGGTAGGACCACACGTCAGGGGCCCCGAGGACCGGGTTGCGCGCCCGGTCCATCCGCACAATGTCGCCGGCCCGTAGCGCCGCGATCTGCGGAGTCGGGACCACAACCCACGAGGCGTCGTGGGTGATGTGCCGCCGCTGGGCCAGGCGGAACGCACCGGCCCGCACCGCGTGGAGCTCCCGGGTCATGAACTCGGACCCGTCGAGGTCTTCATAGGGGCCATCGATGGCAGTGCCCGCGTAGCGGACTTCGGTGGCCTGGGTCACGCCTACATCGTTCTCCGGCTGGTCGCGCCACAGCATCAGGGCGGCAAACGGCTTGCGGTCAGAGATCGGCCGACGGGTGACTTGGAAGCCGCTGCTGTTCGATTCGTCGAACGTCATCACCGGCACCAATGGGCTGGTGTTGATCGCGTGAGCGATGGTCACCGGCAGGGCCGGGCGAAGGCCGAGCATCCCCCAGCGGTCAGTGACCCGTAGGAGGTGCATGGGCGCGAGGAGGTTTAAGTACTCGCGCACGTTCGAGGGGTTGGCGATCACCCCATCGAACGTGATGCCGTTGACAGAGCAGAACCGAGCGGCGGCGGTTAGGCCTGCCACGTCGATCAGCTGAGACGGCATCCGGCCGGAGGCGATCAGCAGGTGATGGGCCACGTCCGGGAACAGGTTCGTCGCGCCGGGGGTGCCTTCGATCAGGCGGTGGATCGGCTGCCCGTTGCGGATGAAGAAATTCGCCTGCCGTTGCCAGCCCGTGTCACCAGCCGGGTAGGTCTTGACCAGCGAGACGGTGGTGAGCCCCGAGTAGGTGCCGCCGGTGCCGCAGTAGAGGGTGGCTTCGGGCTTGGGTAGGGGTTCGCTGTTCTCTTCGGTGATGGTGATGGTGTAGGAAACCGACGGCAGCCCGCCGTAGATGGTCGAGTAGTACGTGCCGTCGTAGGCGCCATAGGCCCCGGTGATCGGCAGCAGGAAGGCGCCGTTGATCGTCTCGATCAGCTGGAAGTCGATGTCGCCATAGGGCTCAGTGGAAGCCGGTCGGGTCACCTCGTACTGAGCGGTCGACAGGTACCGGCCGGCAGCAGCGCGATCGATCAGCCACTGGTTAGGGGCGGTCCACCATATCTGGTACCCAGTGATCCCGTACTGCAGGATTTGCGGGGTGTCGCCCGATCCGGTGGGACCGGCCGTGGGGTCGCTGCCCTCGTTCCAGGCCAGGCTTTCGTAGTAGGAAACCGTTGGCGGCTGGAAGCTGATACCGCCTCCTCCCCCTTCCGTCGAAACGCTGATGCTTCCATACGGCCCCTTGTACGCCTTGATCCGCCCCGCCGTCGGCCAGTTGATCGTCTTCTGAACGTCGATCTCAAACCTGGTGACGTAGTTGCCGCTGCTCTGAATCGAGACCGTCGCCACCTGCTCATCGATGTGCGCAGCCAACTCGGCATTGGTGAAGCCGGCCAGGTCCAGGAAGGCGCCGGCGCCGATCGCCCTGCCCTCCTCGGTCTCGACCCGGCTGGCGGTGGTGACTGAGAACCGCTGCTGAATGAAGTTTCCCGGCGCCCAGCTTGCGGCCCTGGCGCCATAGGCCTGGGTGATCTCACCTGCTAACAGCTGGCTGTCGCCCTGGTAGGCGTCGCTTGCGGCGATCGTGCCCAGTTGGCCGTCAGCCAGCACCAGCAGGTAGGAGGCCGTTACGCGGTTCGCCTCGTCGTTGGTGAACCTGCACTCCGCCGCGGGCGGGCTGATCAGCACACCACCTGTAGCGCCCGTCCTCTTGCCGATCACCAGCGGGATCGCCTGCCCGAGCTCCAGCGCTGTCTGCTGGCCGTTCAGGTCCGCCCGCACCGCCAGGCCATCGTTCCTGATCACCTGGCGCCGTTGCGCGGCGAGCGTGGGGACAGCAACAGCAGGAGATCCGGTCATGGCTCAGAGACGGCAGGGGGTGCCCACGAGGGCGGAGGTGAACCGGCGGGGCGGTACCTGGGCGCCCAACGACTCCAGGGCAGAGCCGACGGTGATCGTCACGGTGGCCGGAAAATCCTCGCTGCCACCTGTCACCTCGCCGATGGCGGTGAGCAGCACCACCTGGCCGGCCGGGGGAGTGTCGGGCCGGGCCGCCTGGTCGAACTGGTAGACCGTGAGGGTCGCCAGCCAGCCCTCCGCCATGGCGTCATCGGCGGCGGTTGAGATCGCCGTGAGGCCTGGGAAGGTGATGGTCAGTTCGTTCTGGTCTGCGGTGCCGGTGTTCGCCAGGCCGTCGACGGTGAAGTCCAGGAACTGGTACGAGTCAGCCCCGATCGTGATCGGCCCCTGCCGGTAGAAGCTCTGCAGCGCCAGCCCGGTGGCGTTGGTGGTCGGCTCCCACAGGCGGAGAAAGACGGCGTGTTGGATCATCGGATGCCCAGCTTCTGCCGGTAGGTGGGTGACTTCAGGTTGCCATCCATCTGGGCCACGGCCTGGCGGGCGGCTTCACTCGCGAGGGTCTGCGCCTGGGCCAGGGTTACGCGATCCTCGCCGTCCTGGCGGATCACCTTGTCGACGCGGGTGTTCAGTGTGATAGACGCTTGCCCTGGTGGCGTGCCACCTGAGCGCCTGGCGCGGAGTTCTTCTAGCTCGCCGCGAATTGCGCCCAGCGAGGGGCGGCGTTTGATTGTGAAGTCACCACCACCCCAGTGCGCGCCAGGGCCAACCGTGAATCCAAGTGACTCGATTGCACGCTTGCGAAGGATCGGCTCGGTAGCCGCTGTCTGAAGGCCGCCCTGCTTACGCCATCCGGTCATGATGGCGCTGGATGCCCGCATGTAGTCGCCGGGGCTGTTGGCCAGCGTCTCCAGGGCGATCTCACGCCATGAAGGCTTGAGCGCTTGATCGCCGGTTTTTCCGCTGGCGATGTTGTTGGCGAACGCTTTGGCCTTGGACTTCGGCACCACGTACTCTGGTTCGCCACCTTCGCCGATCACCGCCAGGGTGGGGCGGGTGACGTAGCCGCCCTTGGCATATTCCGGGATGCGGATGCCGGCGATAGTGGTGTAGCTTCGCGGCGTTTGATTGCCCATGGCGGCGGGCATGCCGGGGTTTGCACTGGCCGGAACTTCGCCAGTAGCCTGCAACACAGACGCCTGATAATTGATATTTGCAGCCTGAGTCTTTACATTGCTGATCCGCTGCGCTTGATTGAACTCCAGTTGAGCCGTATCGGCAGCACGCTTCGCCTTGTCCAGCTCCAGCCGGTAATCCATGATCTTATCCATCCCAATCTGACCCGCGTTATACATCGCAGCGGCAAGCGCCATCGTTGATTCGATTTCTTTACGGTTCGAGATTGCACGGTTCAGTGCCGCCGCTTTCAGTTCTTGTTCCGCCTGGATCTGCAGCTTTGTAGCCTCAAGCTGTAGCCGTGCCGACTCGGATTCGATCTGCGCGATCTGCTTGCTGATCGCCAGCTTTTCTTCATCGGTCTTCGCCAGCTCCAGCCGGTTCTGAAGGATGGTCTTCCCAAGGTTG